CAGCCCAATGGTAACGGTAATGGCAGAACGAAGTCAACCGGTAGATGGCTTCTTGATGGTGCAACACCACAAGAAACATTCAAGCATGGCCCCTATTGTCTTAGTATCCTTGCAGAACTAGGCGTTTCCACATACCAGCACAACTTCTTATTCAACTGTGCCACATTCTTTAAAAGAAAATATAGCGAAAACTGGGAAGATGCATTACGATGGGTCAACTATTTTATCCTTAAGCCACCCGGTGATCAACAGAAATTAGAAGAGATGATCAAGGACATGAAGCACCGCACGTATGAATATACGTGCGATCAACCCCCGATTAATGGAAGATGCAACGCACGGATTTGCCGGTTGGAAACATATGGAGTCGGAAATGGTAAAGGTGATTCTAGTAAGATTGATTTTGGTATCACGATACTAAAGACTGTCCCTGCTGTATTCTTTGTAGGGGAAGATCGAATGCAGATGGAGGCTAGAGATTTAAATAGCTTGGACAAATTTAATATTAAACGGATGGAACATCGAATGTCAATGATTCCACCAATGAAGAAACATGAATGGACAGAATTGGTCAATAGAAACTTAGAAGATGCCGTGGTAGTGGAGCCGGGTGAAGTATACCGGGAGGGAGCAGAAGAGTTGCGTTTGTTGGAAAGATTTATTTTGCGTCATGTACCGATGATGGTAAGAGCAAGAGGTGAAGAATATTTATCGGGAAAGTGTGGGGATTTTATTAGATTGAAACATAAGCAAGAGAAAATGTTTTTCAAACTAGATGTTTTGGAGATATGGTGTGAGCGAAACGGGGTGAGTCATGGGGACATCGATAAATTGAGGGCATGGTTGAATAGGAATGCTGTATTTTACAAGGCGAACGAGTTACGGGATTGGTTTAGAAGCAAGTGGAGTATCAGGTATGAGCAGATAGATCCAGGGGCCTTGGATCGGTGTTTAAACCCAGATGCAACTGAAGTATTTGTAGATGATTGTACAGAACAACATCAAAATAAGGATTAGAGGATGTATAATAAGTTGCAAATCCTGGTATACCAGGTTGTGCGTGGATGTACATGGTTTGTACTGGTTTTGTCTGGTTTTCCCAATAAACCGTGTACAGTGTACATCCATGCGTACATGCAGTTCAACCTTGAACGCCTTTATATGCGCACGCATGTATGTGCAGGAAGTACAGAAAGTACATGCGCCTGCTCTCCCCCGCGGCCACACATGTGTGCAGCCGCCCTCGTTTGAAAAGAGGTCGAACCATGTTTTGGTTCCTACTACACTGCAACACCGCCCAACAACACCGGTACACAAAACACATCGCAGAGCACTTCCCGGCGACCGAAATTTACTACCCACAATACGGACGTCTTTCCCGCCCACACGGAATGCGTAGACCGATATCAATCCCCACCCCAGTCTACCCCGGTTATATCTTCGCCAGACCAGATTCAGCAACCCACCCCCGCAGTCTCGTATCCACACACCCACGCGCGTATTACGTTAGATTTGGACCGAATATCGCTCTTGTACCGAATGACATCATAGACAAACTCCGTATAATGGAGTCACTCAACCAGTTGGTTACTGAAAAAACAGCCGCAAATCCATATAAACCCGGCAAACGCGTGATAATCCACACGCCAGTCGCCGATATCCAGGCTATTATTGTCCATTTGATAGGCCACAATCGTGTATTAGTCGATACGAACTTCTGCCAAATCACCGTACCTCTTGCGAAAATTACGGTGCGTTAGCCGCTATTGCGCCTAGATTGCCTCTCCAGAGCCCGCAAACGATGCTCCTGTGCGTTTTTATGGCTTGTGGCTGGCCAAGTAGCGCGCCATATGTTAATGGCATTACCGCCCCACTACAACCAAAAGGACCAAACAGATGACATCACGTCCTAAACCAGGATATCTAATGAAACCGCGAACCTGCCCTGAGTGCAAGAATCAGTTTCTTGCACGCAGATCTTGGCAGAAATTCTGCTCTTCTAAGTGTCAAATGACATCGTACAACCGCGAAAATGACATCGCGGGAAGGCTGCGCCAACAGCGGCCAAAACAGCCCTAAAACCATCATAAATCGGAGGTATTTGTGCAGTGCATATACCTCAGTAGATGAATAGAAAATGTCACCAAATTGGGTATAAAAACCTAGAAAAACAGAAAACATAATGTACATTGCCGCATGCACGCCGTACGTACATCCTGTCTTCGAGCCCAAAACGAGGACAAACAGAGGGAAACCATGAACCCAGACGATGCAGAAATATTATCCCGGTTAGTATCCTATTATGGTCTTCCAGAGATCGTTAGTACTCTAGGTAGGCTCTGTAGCGATCAAGCATTAAGGTTCGCTCCTTATCATGCTCATGTCGCCAAGAAGTGGATGGAAACGAGCGCAGATCTAGACGATATCAACGTTAAGATTGAACGCCGACAACTGTAAAGATCGACCGGGGTCTAATCAACCCCGGTCATCTCTATCTATTGCGAACGATTCCATCAATGATATGATTCGGCGGATTGACTCGGTCTGTAAAAATAAGATGCAATCTTGCTTTACAAAGTACTTTCAGTAGGGTATACAGAACAGGTGGCAGGCAATAACGCCGAAAGCCACTGTAACCTGAAAGCACACGACAATGACCAAAACAGCAAAGAAGTCGAAGACCGAGCGTTTGAAAGAAATGCAAGACCGCATTACCACGAAAGAGACCGCGACTCAAGCCACCACCCCGGTCAATCCTGCTCTCAAGACAGATGACATGCGTGAAGTCACTACAACCCCAAATCCGGTGGCTGCTCTTGTTGAGGCTGTTGCAGAAGGCACACCGGCTGAAACCACCGATAAGCCCAAGAAGCCGAAGAAGGATCGTAAGTCCACACCATCGGTTGTCAAGTATCTTGCGCAGCCACATTTTAAGCTCGAGCAGGTTATCAAGATCCTGATCCCTGCATCTCAAAACCCTAAGAAGCGCCATTCGCAAATCCGGTATGCGTTGTACGAAGATGGCATGACGGTAGGCGAATACATTGACAAATCGAATAAGGCCGGGAACCCCAAGAGCCTTGCCGCCAACGATGTTCGGTGGGATTACTCCAAGGGCTTCATTAATGTAGAGTGATCGCCCTGACGAGTTGGCCGGGTCCATCCCCCGGTCAGCTCGTCTTTCTCTTATTCTTTTCTACCGAGTCAATCGTACAGAGATAAGATTCTGTAGAATCTATCAAATGACATCAGTTCAAATGACCACATCACACTTGCAATGACCACATCACTATGGCATTGTGTTTTTGGGGCTAACCCAAAGGAGTACAGGCTATGTATCGGTATCATGCACCTCTCGATCCAAACTGCAAAGTCGCCAACAACTTCTTCAGTAGTCTGTTTGATGATCCACTAACCGCAGCCTATGGCGCGCCCACAGACGATATATGCGAGGGCTTTGAGCGTAAGCATCGCATTAAGTGCAAGCAGTGCCAAGAGTATGGTGCGGCAAATATCGAAGTTGTGGATTGATGTACAAGAGCCGACCCTCACCGGTCGGCTCTTTTTCTTTCTCCATCGCTGTGAGTCTTTCAGTAGGATCTTTTGGATAGAATCCGCTGGATAGAATCCGCGGACAGAGTCTGCCTTCTTTCCGCCATCATTCCATAATCGCATCCCTGTCATGTCAACATATCAGTCATGCATCTTCGTGCTAACTCATCTTTGCATATCAGTTATGTCAGCATAACTGCCATGCATTTGCACGTCACATTTAAACAACGCGCGAGCGCGCGCTCGCGTAGCAAATACCGTGCCAACTATACTTCAGCAACCCTGCGTCTTCCGCATACCAGCCATGCAAATTCTTCTGCATAAAATGCTTTACAACGAGCCCTAATGCCATTAGGTTACATGCATGCCAGCTAGGTGCTGGCGCAACCGCCCCCTAGGGGCACAACCTGAAAGTACCATACCATGTCCAAGTCCACTGCAAAGCTCGCCAAGTCCGTTGCTCCCAAGTCTGTCGCCCCCAAGGCACCCCCGGTCACCCCGGTCACCCCGGTCACCCCGGTCACCATCCCGGCAGCACCGCACCAAGCGCCGATGGGTATTGCCACCAAGGGCGGTCACCACATTGCTAACGCTCTGTGTCTCCGAGCGCAACGCACTGGTAACCTGTTCGTGCCTGCTACCACGCTCACCCTACAGGGTGCTAACCCATGGCGTCCCAATACCCCGGGCCACGTCATGTACACCAAGGTCCTTGCACCCTTGGCGGCGGCCGGTAATGGCACGTTCACTTACGAGGCGTTCTGCACAGCGGCTGTCGCCGCTGGGTTCAAGGCAACCGGTACTTACGGCGCTACGGCGCATCTCATTTGGCTCTACACCTACGGTGTATATCTCCAAGCCAATGGCACGCTGTACGGGCAGGCTGGGGCGCTGCCCGTGGCCGCTACCCCTGTAGCGGGCACCAATCAGCCCGCTACCACGGCCCTTGCTAGCCCGCCTGTAGCGTAATCAAAATGGTGCAGGGCCATGGCCCTGCACCCCACATCAAGGTCCATACCACAGGGTGCGGTGTTATGCCGCACCCTTTTTCTTACCAGAAAACACAGTCATCCTCTATTTTCGCTCTCATCACCCACCAGACAAGGTGAGACCCCTCTATCCCAGAATGATGAGACGAGATCCAAGGCCCTACCCCCCTACCTCCTTAAACCCAAAATACCACCTTGGACTGTGAGTAAACTCCATCGTTCCCCTTACTCCATCCACCCGCCTTCGCACCACTACATATGGTGCTAAGAACCCGATTACCTCAAAATCTCGCTGCAACTCCTGTGTATCCCACCGGTTCCCTCCCGCCTCCATCACCTGCTCCAAATCCTTCTGCGGCTGACCGCTTTCTATCATCGCTCGTCGCACCGGCTCGGTATCATCCTTCATCTTCTTCATCCTCTATACGTTTTTCGAAGTACTCTATAACCTTAAACCATGCTTCCTCATTTTTCACACCATCACGGCCATTCATTTCTTCAGTCACACACGCAGCGCAGATATTATACCGGCTATTCGCTAATCGTTTTCTCACCGCCTCAGGCATTTTATCCACATAACCCATATATCTCCACCCTATATCTCCACCAATGAAACACCGGCTCTTATTTCTTGCCATTGCAAAATACCCCTTGTCAAACCCGGCAAACTGTGTTATGTCCCTTGTCCCATTGATGGACGCAGAGCCTATGCCACGTCTATCCCTGGAACCTTCCACGCTGGCAGGTCTTCCCGCCCATGTCCTATGCCCAAATTTCCTCCATACACGCCTTTGACGTCAGCTGATGCTGACGTTAAGGGCGTTGTTGAGCACAAATACGATAAATATGGTATTCCGCCCAAAGACTTTTTGAACGAAGTTGTATGGGATCCCCGGCTACCAATGCCCGTCAGGATTGATGCTGCGAAGGCGGTCGCTGTGTACGAACACCCGCGCTTGGCCCAGCAGACGCAGGATGTCAACGCCAACCTTAACATCAGAATCCATGGCGGTCTGCCCGCCCTCCCTGGAACTAACATCATCATGCCCTCAGGTGATGCTTCGGTCGACGACTCCCCCAAGGTCATCACCCCGGCTGAACGAGCTAAGGGCAACGGCCACGACCCCGATTAACCGGTACCACCAGCTTCACGTATTTCCTTAGCAACGTCTTCTAGAATCAGTGGCAGTGCTGTTAATGTTTGAATATCAGCTTGAACAGAAAACCCACTACCCCTATCCCCATCTATTACAATAACGATCACACCTCCTCTGCCTTTTATTTTCGCGCCATCAAACGCAGTGGTACATAGATCATCGTATTTTCCTGGCCCCCAAGGCATCTTCTTACCTCCCCACCAGCTCAGGCGGATACGTGATCCCCTTGCCCTTCACCCATTCCATGTTGACGCAGTCACCACCGTCGGTGAGAATCACCCGGTCAATCACGCCCATCTTCACGGCAACCGAGTTTGTGTAGTGCTGGAACGCTTTGACAGCTTCCTCAGCTCCGACGTAGCGCCGCACGTATTCGTAGTTGCCATCTACGAAAAACTGGCAGACCGAGAACTTGTCAGCCAAGGTCCCCTCCCCGTTCAAGCTTGTCCGCGCATGTGTTGCAATAGGCGTATTCACGCTTTATCTTAACACTCCTCCCACACCCGGCACACTTTTTCTGCACGCTCTGCCTCTGCGTTTCGTGATAGAAAGTGACATCCTCTTCGCTCTCTATATCATAGAAGCCATAGTTATCGTCGTAGTATGTTGGTTTTCCCTTGTTCATAGCTTTGCCCTTTCGTTTTGAACCGTATACATCACACCAACTCTTTTCTAGGATAGACGACACCTTTACTGGCGTGCCATTCTAGGGTGATATACCCCTTATATAGCAATGTCACACCGACGGTTTTGCTATCACACATATGGATTCTAAAGGCATCGAGTGCCTCGAATATGCTGATATCTTTGTGTGTGCGGTCGTGATTACGATATATCGTACACACACGTTCGTCTTGTGCTATGTTCATGTTCCTTACTCCTCTGGTGGTGCGGCGATCGGTACCCTTGAACGGTTACTATGACGGCGCGCCTCTAAGGCACACCACCCGGTTGAATCCGCAGGATACCTTTCTGGGAGCAACCGACCTCGCCGCTAGCCGACTGAAAGTACATTCAACCGGGTTAGCTAATTGTGGCTCTGCGCCAAGTGTCCGCAAACACATGCGAACCATTGATCCATACCCCGGTAACCTCCACCGGGTATCGGTGCTTTCCTGGGGCGGTAGTTATCACAACCGCACTCGTCACAGGCATATTTTGGTTGGGTGTGGACCGTGCACTCGTTGTTCTGCATCGGTTCACCGGCAGCAACGAACGTGCATGTACAAACTTCGTCCATAGTTAAGTTCCTTTGTATTGGCACGTCACATAATGCAACGTGTAAAGCATTATGCCACAACCGGCTATGGACCGCAACTGTGAATACATTCTCAATAGCGGCACACCTTCTGCCTCATAGCAAACCATCGCTGGATCGGCACGCTGTTGACGTCAGGCGTTATTCCCAACCCGGCTGCGTACTGAGTTAGAAACACCGGCCAATCCTGAGCACTCTTGCTCAAGTTACATCCATCACAAAGCCATTGCATGTTGTGCAAGCTGTCTGTTCCGCCCCGTGCTCTTGGTACAATATGATCCCAATGGGGCGCACCGCCCCTTAGATCCATGTTGCAGTATGGGTTCGCGCACTTATGACCTTGCAGAGCCATAACCCTGTTTCGTTCTTCACGGGTTGCACGTATGAACGGAAGCACATTGTTTGGCGTTCCTCCCTGACTTTCCTGGACCGGTAATCCCGACCCCGGTTCAGGCCCTTTTTGCCATCGTGCTATAATCATGGCTATAAATGGAGCAGCAATAAGCCATGGTAAGAGTGTATACATCATTTGGCATACCCCTCTGCTTTCAGCTTGGCTAGTTCTGCTGCCCGTTTTTTCTGAATTTCTTTATCCAATTCTGCTATTTCAGCATCTAGTCGTTTATTTCTAATTATATCCTCTGCTTCCCTTTTCTTCTTTCTTGCTGCTTCTAGCATTTCTTCTTGTTGCCCTTTTTCGTATTCGGCTGCTTCTTTGTTATTGTGTTCTGATGTAGCCCATTGGTTACGTTCAGGATGCCAGTGCCAATCAGCACAAGCTGTTTCTTGTGTTTTTGATGCGCAATTACGAAAGCCTAAAGCATCGCTATCATACACAACACTCATTAGAAGTATTGCTAAACACATGCACAGTGTGCCTTTGACAATTTTACGATCGACAAAATACTTCACACCACACATTACTAACCATGTGGTACCGATTACAGCTAGGATCGTAGACATTTGGTATAGCAGATAGGCTATACCAAGAAAGCCATACACAAACCATGAGATGTATTCTTGATACGGCATAGAGTAGCCTCTGGGCCGCATGTTTTTATCTAGATGAACCCACATTGACATAGCCAACTCCTTTAAGTTGTGTTCGGTGCCCGTGCACCTTGTAAAGCATATTGCCACGCCAAGTTGTGGAATGCAACAGTGAATGCCTCATGAACTATCAACCTCTTGCACGTGATATAAAGTCTGGGTACGATATCGAACTCCCAGACCTCCACCCCGGTCAAATTGAGGCGTTTAACCTTAGAGCCCGGTTTCGTGCAATCCGCTGCGGTCGGCGTTGGGGTAAGACCGTCTTCCTTAAAACCGTGGCCTGCGATCTTGCAGCCAAGGGCGCTTCTGTGGGATGGTTTGTCCCAAACTATCGTTACGCATCCGAAGCCTATTCCGAGAATGAGGTCACTCTAGCCCCGGCCATTCAATCGTCTTCTCGCAACCTCGGTCTTCTGCGCACCAACACCGGCGGACGTATCGAACTGTGGACCCTAGAAGATGAAAAAGCAGGACGATCTAGGCATTACCACCTTGTCATTATCGATGAAGCTGCGTTTACGAAACCTAATGCAACGGCTGTTTGGGAAAAGGCCATTCGCCCGACCTTACTCGATTTCCGTGGCGCGGCCATCGTCGCCTCCAACACCAACGGAATCAACGAGGACAATTTCTTCTGGCGCATCTGCAATCTCCCCCAATACGGTTTCACAGAATATCACGCCCCATCCCATAGTAACCCATTCCTACCCGCGGACGAGCTGGCTCGACTTGAAGCGGATAACCACCCGCTCGTATACGCACAAGAGTACTTGGCTGAATTCGTAGATTGGTCTGGTGAAGCCTTCTTTTCGTTAGCAAACTTGCTAACAGATGGGAAGCCTGAACCATTCCCTTCACGCTGCATGTACGTTTTCGCTACGATGGACACTGCCGTCAAAACCGGTAAAGAGAACGACGGAACAGGTGTTGTCTACTGGGCCTATGAGCAACTGGGCGAGGAAAAGTGGCTCAAGATTATTGATTATGAATACCTGCAGATCGAGGGCTCGGTTCTTGAATATTGGTTGCCTGCGGTTTATAGAAATCTCGAAGAGTATTCTGTAAGCTGCAAAGCACGGCTAGGATCGCGTGGTTGCTTTGTTGAGGACAAAGCTTCTGGCAGCATTCTTCTTCAGCAAGCGCGCCGTCGCAATTATCAAGTTCACGAGATGCCGCAGAAGCTGACACAGCTTGGTAAGGCCGAACGTGCTTTGAACGTTTCTGGTTATGTCTATCGTGGCAAAGTCAAGCTACTAGAAACAGCGTTTAATCGCATCATTTCTTTTAAGCAAGTAACCAAGAACCATCTTCTTGGTCAGGTTATGGGCTTTCGTGTAGGTGACGTCGAGGATCGCCATGACGATCTGCTTGACGCTTTTACCTACGGTATAGCGATCAGTCTTGGGAACTGGGAGGGGTGGTAACATGCCCACGATCACTGAAGCAGAAATTGGCACTATCATCGCTACAGATGGCATACTCGCCAAAGTTACGATGATAACCTCACCATCTGGTTATGACGATGATTATTTCTGCTTAATGGATGGTACCAGTGTGCTATTCAATATACATCTTGCAACTTCTCATATCGGCGCTGGGAGTGATTTGTTATCGAATGGGTTAGTCCTATTCAAGGAACTTACTGTTAAGAGCATTCCTAAAGGTGCCACATTCGAGATCGAATATGGAGTACCACCGACGCTCGCCTCACTCAACCCGGCTACGGCCGTGTCTGGTGATCCAGATTTCGTGCTGTCGTGCCTTGGCACAGGGTTCACGGTGGGTTCTGTCATTAGGTTTGGCGATTTTGATGAACCGACGACCTTGGTTTCTGATACCGAGATAACAACCGGTGTGAAACCATCGCTCTTTGCTCCTGCTGTTGTACCGGTGCTCGTACGTAATGGTCCGATCTACACGGCACCGCTAGATTTCACCTTTACGGAGCCTGTGGCACAATGAGCCAGCGTCTGCACATAAAGTGGAAACTTGGGCAAGATCATCATCGGCGGATGCAGGAGGCTGCATTTAGCCTAGATTCATTGTCACCTGATACGGTTGTTTCTGGGAGTGATGATCTGACGCTATCTTGCATTGGATCTAGTTTCAATGCAGAGACAATTATCAAGTTTGGTGATTTTGATGAGCCTACGACGTTAGTATCTTCAACTGAAGTTACAACGATCGTTAAACCTTCGCTCTTTGCGCCAGCCGTGGTTCCTGTACAAGTTCACAATGGCCCAGTATACTCGGCTCCATTGTATTTCTCATTCACTGAACCAGTTACCGCGTGAGCGGTAATGGTGGAAGCGGCCATCGGCTGCCCCAGGGGACCCGATGTTGCTAAGGGCGGATCGGGTCCCTACTACCATGCGAAATGAAGAAGATCCTCGGTGGAACTCTAGGTGGCCATCACCCCCGGTTATCCTTAAAGGTGAGGAACCGGAGATCATTAATGCTGATGGTCAGAAATTGCTTCGTGTGTTGATAGCTATGAATTTTCTTCATATGAATGATGCCACGCGCGCCATGCTACGTGATAGATATCCTGAAGCCTACGCGCGGTTATTAGAGGCACAATATAATGATGCTGAACAAAAACTTGTTACTCTGTTAATGCGGGAGTGACACCATGGGCGCGAATATCTGGTTTTGGATTATCTACGTACTTACACTTGTCTTTGGTGTATGGGGCTTGAATCCATGGCGCCCTGCTGGTCAACCATGGGCACCGTTCGGTGGATGGTTTGTTTTATTTCTTCTTACCGGGATACTAGGGCTATCGGTCTACGGATCACCAATTAGGTAATCATGCCTTCTGTCCCTTATTCTGTTGTTGGAACGACACCCGGCAACGCTCTTCAAGAGCTGCTGGTAGCTCCGGATATTATTCCCGGGGATGTAATTTCATATCAGACATGTAAAGAAATCTACCTCTATCATCCGCTTGGTGCACGTATTACCGAAGGTCCTGTATCTCTTGCACTTGCTCAAAAACGCAACATCAAGGTTCCTGACAGCCCTGCTGAATTTTGTGTGAGTGCTTTTGAAAATGAGTGGAAAAACATTGGTGGTGATTTTCTTGTTCATAATCTTCTTACTGTCAGTCGCATTTATGGGGTTGCATCTATCGCAGTCTTGGTAGATGGGTTAAAGAGCAATGAGCCGATTGACTATTGGGATCTACCTGATCTTAATCTTAGCTTTAATATATTGGACCCTCTTAATACATCTGGTTCTCTCGTTCTTAACCAAAATCCCAATGCTATGGACTTCATGAAGTATCAACAAATTGCTGTATCTGGTACAGCGTACCACCCTTCTCGCTCTGTGACTGTCACCAATGAAAAGCCCATATACCTTGGCTATACTACTTCTGCTTTTGGCTTTGTCGGTCGTAGTGCTTATCAGCGTGCTTTTTATCCGCTCAAATCATACATCAAATCCCTCATTGCCGATGATCTTGTCGAAACCAAGGTTGGCGTACTCGTTGCCAAGATTAAGCAACCCGGCAACTTCGTCGACAATATCATGGCATGGGCCAATTCTTTTAAGCGGTCCATCGTCAAAGAAGCAGAAACCGGCAACGTAATCAATATCACACCGGAAGAAGAAATTGAATCTCTCAACATGCAAAACCTAGAAGGTCCGCATGTTCTGGCTCGTCGTAATATACTCGAGAATATCTCTAATGCGGTTGATATGCCCGTAAAACTCCTCACCCAAGAGTCTTTCGCCGAGGGGTTTGGGGAAGGTTCGGAAGACGCGAAAGCGGTTGCTCGCTATATAGACCGACTCCGGGAGACCATGGACCCGGTATACCGGTTCTTAGATCGTATAGTTATGCACCGGGCTTGGACTCCGGCCTTCTTTAAGTCGCTGCGTAAGAAATACCCGGAAAAATACAGGAGTATGACATACCGGGAAGCTTTTTACGAATGGACGAACTGCTATACGGCTGTGTGGCCTTCATACTTGCGCGAGCCTGATTCCGACCAAGTTAAGGTCGATGACACTAAAATGAAAGCTGCAATCAGTATTTATCAGATTTTGGAAATTGGTTTTGACCCAGAGAACAAGGCGCGGCTTATTCAATGGATTGCTGATGCAGTTACGAATAACAAGCTTCTATATTCCAGCCCATTAGAGTTGGATTATAAGGTGTTGGTTGAACACCTTAAAAAAGAACATGATATGGTACAGCAATCGCGTGAACAGGCATTGCAAGCTGGTGGTGAAGGTAGTGATGAGATAGAACCAGCGACACCGAGTCTGCCGAAGGTGAAGATGGCAAGAGCTGATACCGCTGTAGTCAAGTTGATAGAGCATATTAAAAATGCCACAGCGAAGTAAAGTTGTCAGTGCGCTTAGGTTCATTAATAAGAATCCAAAGGTGCCGGAAAAAGGTATCAAGTACATTGGGCGCAAGCTACAAGAAACTGAGGAAGAGCCTTGGCAAACGCAGAAGTATTTAAAATCAGCATATCAGTATTTGCAAAGGCAATCTAAAGGATCACCGATATTAAAGAATATTCGACGCTTGAGTACTGCAATTGGTAAACCTGGAAGATAAGGTATGGCTCTAATTCCTGGGGTAGCTACGTCTTTAATCTATGGAGTAGCTATGCCTTTAGCCGCTGGCAAGTCCAAAGAAACTGTTAGTAAGAATATATCTGAATTGCGACATTCTGGACGTCCGCAAGAACAAGCTGTAGCAATAGCTATGAAGACTGCTGGCAAGTCTAAAAGCGACGATAATCAAAAAATGGGGTTTACGAGCGAAGGGGCCAAGAAGATATCAGAGATGTGCGACGCCCTTAGTGCTCGTATGGATGCCTTTGAAAAGCGCAAGGCGCAGAGTCAACCGGTAGATGTTAAGCCTAGGACCAAAGATGGGATGCAACCGAGCAACCCGCACCCTAAGGAACCTGGTGGTTAATGACCGTTGCGGCAGGTATTCTATTCAGGGCACAATCTGGCCGCATCTTGTTGTGCCGTCGTGTTGATGGATTGGGGTGGTGTATCCCTGGTGGTGGTCAAAAGGAAGGTGAGTCTTTAGAAAACTGTGCGGTAAGAGAATGCGTAGAAGAAACTGGTTACAACCCCGGCCACGTAGGAAAGTTGCTTTGTCGAAGAATTAAAGACGGTGTGGATTATACGACTTATCTGCATAATTGTCCAGATGAATTTGTACCTAAATTGAACCATGAGCATGATTCTCATGTTTGGCTGCACCCTGAACATGCAGAAACAACACAGATACATCCTGGTCTTCGTATTGCCTTGCGCAAGCTACACGGTATGAATGAACTGGAAATAGCTGAGGCCATACGGGATCAAGAACTTACTTCACCACAGTTTGTTGAACATGTATGTTTACTTGATATGCGTATTAGTGGAACTGGTTTCAGCTATCGCCCTAAGCTTGATGAGTGGGTATTTCGACGTGAAAGTATTTATCTTACACCTGAGTTTTTACGGCGTTGTAATGGGCTCCCTATTATCTGGCAGCATCCAGGTTCACAGATTCTTAATTCTGATGAATTCTCTAAGCGGGTTGTAGGGACGATGTTTGTGCCGTATATCAAAGGTGATGATGTTTGGGGAATAGCTAAGATTTATGATGCTGCTGCTGCTCATGCCATCTTATCAGAAGATATGTCAACATCACCTAGTGTGGTGTTTCGTGATCCTAAAGTTAATTATAACATTGAAATGGGTGATGGTAGTACTCTGCTGGTTGAAGGTAATCCCAGCTTTGTAGATCATCTGGCTATTTGTGAAAAGGGTGTTTGGGATAAGAGCGGCCCTGCCAGCGGTATTCGCGTTGACTCCGAAACGTCAACCGGTGAAGCGCGTGAAATGGCGGTTACTGCAAAGCTGGATCAGCTTCCTGAGCCCAGTGCTGCACTTGTTGGAACAGGTGTAGAACCTACAGAAAATATGCCGACCATCCCACCCGGCATTAATGACTTGGCGGTGGGGCTGAGTGCATTAGCGTCTAGGCTCGATAAGTTTGTATCGAGACGAGATCTAATGGTGCGTTAAAATTGTCGCTGCTAACTAAAAGGAGTTGATCATGCCAGCAGCTAATGTCAGCAGCGATAATCTCATCGCTGACGCCATCGCGAAGATGGATGCGATTGTCAAGCGCATGGATGCGCTTGAGACTGGTGAGGGGTCTAAGAACCCTGTCACCAAGGGAGATGACGACGATGATAAGAAGTCGAAACGCGACGATGCAAAGTCGAAGGCCGACGACGATGACGATGACGATGATAAGAAGGCCGATACAACGGCCGTCAAGAATAAAATCCTCGACGATGCGGCGGGAAGTAAGAAAAAGTCAGATGCTTCTGAAGTACCTCCGCCGCCTTTGAAGAAAGACTCTAAGAAGGCCGATGCTAAAAAGTCCGACGATGGCGAGCTTGAAATCAAGCACGAGCCTGAGAAAAAGGGTGATAGTAAGAAGACTGACGCAGCCAAGAAGGCTGATGATGACGATGATGACGATGACGATGATGATAAAAAAGACGATGCATTGACTATGAAGACTCGGTCATTGCATAAGGATGATGATGACGATGATAAGAAGGATGATGCTGTGGCCAAGGCAGACGATATCGGCGACTTGAAGCAGCAACTGCTCAGTCAGGCCGCAATTATTGCCAAGTTGCAGTCAATGATGAAGCCTCGGTCCGATGATGAGCACGCAGCGTTTGCTGATGCTCAGGCTAAAGCCGATGCTGTTTTCCAGGGCTTTGGGAAACACGCTCCTCGGCCCTTGGAGGGTGAAGATGTAATGGATTATCGCAAGCGGTTGGCAAAGGACCTAAAGATCCATTCGCCAAGGTGGAGCAAGACTAAGTTTTCTCGGATGGACGATGAAACTTTCGGCCAGATCGAAGAACAGGTCTATGCAGACGCGACGACTGCTGCTGCCAACCCGGTAGATCTGGAGGCAGGTGAACTACGTATGGTCACTAAGGTTGATCCTGCGACCGGTATGCGTTCTAACGTCTTCTATGGCAAAGAATCGTTTGTCAAGCAGATGGGTCGTCCGGGTCGCAGAGTAGCTGCCTTTCGTACCTTGTCTTCGGTCTAATCGCGCTAGTCTGCGCCTGAAAAGAGGGACTCCCAATGGCTGTCGCTAACATCCAATTCAACCCGTACATTCAGACCACTGCGGCTGGAATGTTCACCATCGAGTCAGATGGTTTCATTGTGGGGACGGCAATGCCGGATCCTTCAGCTCGCTTCGCACTTTCGGGTGGCACTCTAGCCGCAGCGGAAACTATTCCGATGTTTGGTGGTGTTGCCATCTCGGAAAATATTCCGTATGAACCAAGTGCGACACCTCGCCCGGTTGTTCCGCTGGGTGGCATCATCGCGCGCGCAACGACATATGCGAACCTTACCGGGTTCAGTGTATTCGATCAAAACTTTGCGGCGGTGAATACACCTCAATCACCGGTTCCTACAGTTGGGAATGGTGGTTTGGTGAATTTCTATCGCCTTGGTTCTGGTATCCGTGTAGCGTTGCAAATTGATCCTACACTGATAACGCTGGAAGGCGGTCTTATCAACGCACAAGTTTCATGGGACTTTACTAACAATAAAATCATCGCTTTTTCTACTACTGCTTTGGCGGTGAAAATCCTTGCTATCAAGGCAACAGGGTGTATGGTTCCATCTTACTCGGCTGGAACTGGGTTGACAACTTGGGCGTACAATGGAGCAGCGGCACTCTGCTTGCTGTAATCTATCACAAGGCCGGGGCCTCCCTGGGCCTAATATAGGAGAATAACCATGGTTGCGATTTCCCCGGCATTTGTGCAGGTTCATCCATCTTATATGATGCCTGATACACTGATGCCATATTCTCAGGCGTCTGGTGCATTTGACTTGCTTGCTTCTGGTGCACCTATGGTCAGGCTATCGGAAGGTGACCTGTATGCCTACATCAAGCGCGTTGATATTCGCACCAGAATGGCGGCTGGTCAGTCCGCGTACAATCAGTTGCCGGGTGTTGCCTTCTCACTATCTCAAATCAGTGCCCCGACTTATCTACTGCGGGTACGGGCAGAATACGATCATCACGACACTGCTGCTATGTCTCGATGGGGTCTATCCATTGTAGATGCTCACCGGCTTGGGATGCGGCAGGCAACGTTCCAGCTTATGCGGAATGCGCTGCTATACGGGTTCAACCCGGTTAATGGCGAGGGCTTGCTGAATGCGGCTGGATCCACAGCTATCACACTACCGGCAGATAGTGCAGGTAACTCGACTGTTGTGACTTATGATAACGGTCAAATGGCCTTTTTCCTTATCTCCGTGGTCAGTGCTATTAAGAGCCGAACCAACCAGCTTGGCATCGGTCGTAAGTTCGTATTCGTAGGACCACAGCGCACACTCGGCGCCATGGAGTACCAGAATATTGTCCAACTCACCAGCTATCAGCGTAAGGGTGGTGGTGTTGCATCCACGGCCGGTCTTGTCAAGGATGTGTTGGAAATGAACGATGATGAGATCATCTGGGCTTATGATGATACTCTGATCGGCAAGGGTGTCGGTGGTGGCAACAACGACGCTGTTATTGTTGTGATGCCAGAGGTCGAACAGCCCAAGGGCTCTAAGATTAATACTAATGAGTTTGCAAAGCTGACCCCGTCCATGGAAGCATGTACGCTCCAGCTCTGCGATATGGCGGCACCAAAGGAAATACCGGTTCCGCTGGCTGGTGGTGCGATCGACGTGTTGGCTGAGCTTCGGTGTACTTCAGGTTGGGGTGTTCGCCCTGAAGCTATCACCGTGGTAACGATGTTGTATACGTAAGTTTCTTTTCTACTATAAACAAGGAGAAGTCTAATGGCTACCAAAGTTCAAGTGACAGGTGGTGTTCTAGAAGTTGAAGCCATCATCGGTGGTGAACGCCCAGATGCCGGACTACCGGTTGCACCGGGTATGCCCGGTCAATTGCCAAGCAGTGATCTACATCCGTGGGTGCCGGGACATTTGCCGGGACCTCCCCCGACATTTCCCCCACTCACCCCGTCGCATCCTATCCAACCGGCAGGTCCGGGAGTGCCTCCTGGTATGATTTGGCCTCCGGTAGGGCATCCATCACAACCTATTGCTGGTACACCGGGGCATCCGAGTGCCGGACTACCAGTTGCTCCAGGTCACCCTGATGCAGGTCTACCGGTAGCACCGGGAACACCAACACCACCGATTGAGTCTAAGACC